TCCAGGGCGGTCATCCCACCCTCGAGCGCGGTGACCCCTCCCTCCGCTGCCTGTGCGGCGCCCTCGATGGCGGTCAATCCGCCCTCCAGGGCCTGCACGCCGCCCTCCAGGGCGGTAGCGCCCTGCTCAGCGGTGGTGAGGCCGGACTCAAGGGCCGTGACGCCCTGCTCGGCGGACTGTGCGGCCCCCTCGACGGCGGTAAGGGCGGACGTCATCCCCTGAGCGTCCGTAGCGAACGTCGCCACTACCTGCTCAGTAGTGGTCACCGCCCCCTCCAGGGCGACAAAGCCCTGCTCGGCCTCTTTGATCTGGCTCGAGTCCACGTCGATCTTGATGGTGTCGTTGTCGAGGGCATCCGCCTCGGCCTTCAGCGCCGCGAGCTCCGCCTCGGCCTCCGCTACCCCTGAGGTGTCCACGTCGATCTTGATGGTGTCGCCGGCGTCGGTCAGTGCCGCCTTCAGCGCCTCAACCTCGGCGATCGCGTCCGTGACTTGGGAGAAATCGACCTCGATGGCGATCTTCGAGTCCTTGAAGGACTCGAGGAGTGCCTTGAACTCTTCGACCTGCGCCTTGGCCTCTTCGGCCTCGGCGTTGAACCGGATAGTGAGCTCAGAATCGGCCATCGAACCCACGCCCCCTATCCGGTTGTCCGTACTTCAGCTCGAACTGGTCCAACTCCAGGTCACCCGGGTCTTCCGCGCCCTGAGCGAACTGGGCGCCCCGCAAACTGGCGAAGGCTTGACGCGCGTCGTCGCGTTCCTGGCCGAACGGGCCCCGGATCGCCATCCACGCGTCCCACTCCGCCAAATCCGTGGCGGTACCGCAGGCCCTCAGGAATGCGCGGCGGGAGGCGAACTTGAGATGGGCCGCGAGGTCGAGCTGGCGGAGGATGTCCGGGCGGCTCCGGATTTTCCCTCAAGCGCCTTCTTCGAGTCCTTCGTCATGTGCGACAACTTCCGGGCCAGATCCGCGATCCGCTCACACCCGGCCGAACCGAGCGAGTTCACCACCGCGATACCGCGACCGGTGTCCGGCCAAATGCGGGCACCGGATGCCTGCCGGGCCGCGAACACGACCAGGCGGGAAGTGTTGTTCGACATGTTCAGCTCGTAGTCGGAGCCATCAATCTCGAACATCGGTGCCCGGTACTCGTCCATCTCCGCGGCGGTCAGCTCCTGCACCCACACCGAGCACTTCCACTCGGGAACGTCGATGCGCTGGCGGGCGGCCTCCCACTTGATGCCGCCGGAGTCGACCAGCTCGGGGAACTCGAAGTCGTCGTCAAACTCGCTCATTCTCATGTCTCCTGTTTTGTGATGCACGAACAACCCCCAACGTGAGGGTCAGATTTCGATCGCGGCGCTAACCGCTTCCTCAGTCGCCGCGACGGCGGGTCCACGGCCGGCCTCGAACCCCACCGCGACGTAATGGGTGGCGGGCACGTGCACGTGGTGGGCGAAGATGGTGCGTGCGTCGATCTGGAACACCATCAGCGGGTTGCCGTAGTTGTCCCCGCCGGAGTTCTGGATGTTGTTGTAAACCGTGTTACCAGTGATCATCCAGCCTTCGCCGTCATCGTGTTTGTCGATGGAATCCCGCAACCGACCGGTTTTCACTGGGGCCGCGTCCTTCATCGACTGCACGAACGCATCCGCGCCGGGCGAGAGCACTTCGGTGAGGCCGGGGGGCTCGAGGACGTACTCGACACGCTTCAACATGTCCTGCACGTCGCCGAGCCCGTCCCACTCCGCCTCAATGCGGATTTCCGCCACTAGCTGTAGACAACGCCGCGCGCGAAACCGACCAGGGCCAGGAACGACGGGGTGGTACCCGAGATCGTCCAGTTGGCCCGCACCTGCGCCGGGATCGTCTGCTGCTTGGGCAGCACGATCCGCTGCGCCGACGCCGTGGTCGCCGCGGTGAACGCCATCCCAGGGATGTCGGTCCAGGTGGTGCCGTCCGGGGAGCCCTGGAACTTCAGCGTCATCGACGGAGTGGTGCCCGTGACAGAGAAGACGTGCAGCTGCGCGTTCGCGCCGGCGACGGTCGCCCCACCGTTCGGGGTGTTGTCCAACGCCGCGGACATGCCGGTCGTGGTGGTGAACGCGTTCGGGGACAGCAGGATGTAGCCGTCATCGACGTAACCACGGGCCATCATGGTGCAGTCGATGGTGACCGCACCCTTCAGCTTCGCGTCGATGTCGTACTTGGTGATGACCGACGGCTGCATGACCATCGGGCCACCCAGGGGCCACCCGAGGGCGCCGTAGGCGGCGAGCACGTCGGAGTCCTGACCGAACCGCTGGTTCACGATCCCGTCGATGTTGTTGTACCCGGGGGTGTAGAAGCCCTTGAGTTCGATCGAAGCCTTCTGGATACCGGCCAGGTCGTAGGAGAACCGGTCACCGAACACCGTCGCGTCGATCGTCGCGGCGTCCCGCTTGGCCTTCAGCTCGTTACCGTTACCGGACATGTCGTACTGGTCAAACGCGACCGCGACATTCCGGCCGACATACACCTGAGCGGTCATTTAGCCGCACTCCCATCGTTGTTGCCAGGTTGGCTAGACCCGGCGGGGGCCGGGACGATTAGCTGCCACTCGAGATATGTCTCGGTGTCTGGGTGATCGGCCGGCCAGCTCTGCGGCGGCTCGTAATGCGTGTGCTTGCCGTTGTCATCTCGATCGAACGGCTGATTTACGACATAGCTCGGCGCCGTAGCCTTGCTGGCCATTGGTTTTCTCCTAAGCCCACAACTGCAAAGACAGTTGGATGCCTAAATAGTTGGTGCCGCCGACCTTGTACGACCCGTACCGGGAGGCGGCGAGCACTTGGACCGAGTTACTGGTCAGCGCGGACAGGGCGTCGGTGACGGTGTCGTCCTGCAGCCGGGTCACGAACGGGCCGTCCGGGTCGATGTACTCGTCCAGGAAGTCCTGCGCCGACTCGATGTCGATGCGGTTCGTGATGATCTCGATCAGGAAATTCCACTGACCGACCGCACCCCGGAACACCTGCTGGTAATCCACCAGCGGCCGATCTGGCACCACCCACGCGCACGGCACATTCGCCGTGTCCGTGATCCGCGGGTAGATGGTGAAGTCGTCGATGTTGCCCAACCGCTCGGCGATCGCCTCACGCAGCGCGGAGAGCCGGTTCATGCGACGACCACGTCACGCAGCCCCCGCAACAGCGAACACGCCAGGGGGTTGATCCCGGAGTGCAGCTGAATGCCCTTCTGGCCACCGAACACGCCGGTGGATAGCCCAGTGGTGCCGGCGGACCCGTTGGTGAAGTCCTTCGACTTGTAGTAGTCGATGGCCAGGATTTGGCAGGCCTGCTTCACCTGGGCCGGTACCGCCGGCCAACCCCACTGCGCGGTGACCTGCACCCGTGCCCGCTGCGACGGGCCGAACAGGGTTTGCCCGTAATAGCCGGCGCCGGCCCACCCGTAACCACCGGCGTAGCCGTAGCCGTAACCGTTGTACGGGTAGGAGATGAAAGGCTGGTTCCGGGCACCCGGGAAGAACCGGGCCCCCACCGCCACGATCCGACTGGACGGAAAACCGTACAGCGGGGAGAGCGGCTCGGCCTGCCAGTCCGTGACGCCCCAGGTCGTTTCGAAAACACCGTCGTTGTCGTCGTCGGTCTTCACGAGCAACCCGGCGGCGGTGGCGAACGAACCGGTGAACGCCGTGCCGGGCTGATCGGGGGCCAGTACCCGGGCGGTTACCACACCGGGGTCGGTCCAGAACTGGTCACGGCAATGCTCTTCGATCCGCCGCGACGCCGCGCTGATCGCCACCGCCAACAGATCGTCGTTCGAGTCATTCTTGATCTGCAGCGCGGACTTCAGCTGGTCGACGGTGATGTAGTCCGTGACCGGAGCGGTCATGGCTAGACGAGTTCCCCACCGGTCACCGAGAACGTCAGCGACGGAGTGGTGCCCGCGATCGTCCAGGTCAGCCGGACGAACCGGTCCAGCCCGGCGAACGACTTACGCTCGCTGGACACACCGGTCTTCTGCGCGAACGAGCCGACCGTGTACCAGGTGGAGTTATCCGCACTGGTCTCCAGCTTCAGGTCCAGCGTCGGTGAACCAGACACGGCGGTGACGTTCAGGAACAGGCTGCGCAGCCCGCTCCGGGCACCGACCTCAACGGCCGGGGCCGACGCGGTAGTGGTCCGGGCGGCGGACGCGACGGCCGGGAACAACTCGGTGTGGACGTACGTTCCGTCCGTCTTCTGGTAGGGCACGACTGCTCCTAAACGGGGTTAGCGGGGGTACTTGCGGGGGCGACCCGGGCCGCGACGAACCTCTGGAGCACCGGCACTGCGCTCGGGGGTCAGCACGTCCTCACGGGTCACGTACTCGGCGACGCCATCCCGAACCCACGCCTGCGCCTGTTCAGGACTCAGCTGCACTTCCTCGCCGGTTTCCCAGCTATTGCGAGAGTTGGCGATCGAGGTGAGCATCCGAACCCGAGGCATCAGCGGGTCCGGTGGACGTAGACAATCGGCTGGTCAGCCGGCGGCAATTCGCCGTTGAGGTTCCACGCGGCCGCCAGTTCGGCATCCGACGGATCCTCTTCGACCATCAGAACGAACGGGTCGCTCTGCATGGGGCTGCCGTCCAGATTGCGAGTCACGGAAGCGACACGGTCAGCGTTATCGAGGATCTCAACAGTCTTCGGCGCCTTCGGTGCGGGCTCCGACTTCGCGGCTGGCGCCTTCCTGACAGCCATGACAGCTCCTTATTCGAGGTGGAAACACCACACGGCCCCGCCGGGGAGCTACGGGGCCGTGTGGTGGGTATTCGGGACGGATCAGGCGTGGTGCTGGAACGCGCGGATGGCCGAGGGGTCATCCGGACGGGCGTCGAGACGCAGGAACGCCAAGTAGGCGACCTGGAGTTCCGTCATGAACCGCTCGCCGAAGCGGACCATCTGCATGTCGAGCACCTGGCGGACGATGTAGCCGGCGTTGAAGTCGCCGAACAGAATCGACTTGTTCGACGCGCCCGGAACGGACATGCCCTGGTCGATCGTGTAGGGCAGGCCGTTGATGGTCGCCGGGAAGCCGGGGGTCGGCACGGGCAGCCAGATCGGGCGGCCCATGGTGTCCTTCAGCTTCCGCAGCGTCGCCAGGGTCTGGTCCGCCATCAGGAAACGGCACGCCGCCGCCCGGTACGCCGGATCCAAGCTGTGCTCGAGGTCGATCAGGTTGTCGTAGGTGATCGACGTCTGGTCGGCGCCAGTCACCGCGACGGTCGCGTTGGTGGCAGCACCCTCAGGCTGGCCGGAACCAGAACCGGAAACCAGGTGCGTGGCAACGATGCGGCCGAGGCGCACACCGAGCTTCTGCGGCAGCCACACGTCCAAGTTGAACGCGGAGTCCTGCAGGATCTGCAGCGACGCCTTCACCAGGTTCGAGGTGTACATGTACGCCCCGATAGTGCGGGTGCCGAACGTGGTGTCGAGCTCGGAAGCGGTAGAACCTTCGGCGAGGATCGCACCGACGTTGGCGGTGTCATCGTTGGTCGGCCACTGCAGCGGGTTACCAGTGCTGGTGGTGATGACGTTGGCGTGGTTCAGCAGGCCGCCGTACGCCTTCATTGTCTCGACCAGCACGGTGCGGTAGCCCGGCGGGATCAGGTAGCCACCGGCCGCACCGGAGGTGGTGGCCTGCGCGGCGCGGGTGTCCATCTCGGAGCTGTTGGAGATGAGCAGCTGGCGCTGTTCGATGTTCAGACCTTCGAGGCCACGGCGCATGTACTGGCTGAACGCCCGGTTGTACTCGGCGCTCTGCTTCTCCGCGCGAGCCTCGGGGGTCTCCACGTCGCCACCCGCGCGGGTGTCCACGACCTGACCGAGGTCCACCGAGTCCAGGTCGGCGACCTTGCGGGCGCGCTTGGCCTGGTTCTGCAGGCGCTCGATGTCGGCCTCGATGACGTTGATGTCCTCGTTGGCCTTGTCCCAGTTGGTGCGCTCTTCGGCGGTCCAGTCGCGGCCCTCTTCCTCGGCGCGCTCCTGGATGTCCTGCATCCGCTGGTAGATCTTGTTGTACTGCTCGGTCTTCTTCCGGAGCTCGTCGCTCATGGCTCGCGTCCTTTCACGGGCACGCCAAACACCCCCGAACGCGACGCGTTGGGGGTGCGGAGGTGGTTAGTGGGTTAGGCGGCTAGACGGCTCTTGCGGAACTTCAGATCCCGCAACTTCGCCTTGGCCAGTTCGCTCTGAGACGGGGCATACCGAGTGGACGCGGCCGGCTCGGTTTCCGGGACCTCAGCTGGTTCTACTTCAGGGTCGGCGCCATGAGTGGTCTCAGCCGGCTCATCACGAACGACGTCGTCCAGCAGCTCAGCGAGCTCTGGGCGGAACTTGGTGCGCAGGGCGATCGCTTCCGGATCGCCACGGTGGCGCAGTGCGGTGGTGATGGAGTCCCGCACGCCGGCGTCGGTGGACTCGTAGGCAGGGAAGGTCACCGGAGACACCTCGATGAGCTTCGCCTCACGAATTACCCGCACCTCAACCTCTGAGGTGCCGCCGTCGGCACCGCGGACCTCTTCGGTGGTCCAGTCGTCCTTGACGACCTGGAAACCGAAGCTCATCCCGGTGATGTTGCCGTTACGCAGGTTCGCCACCAGGTCATTGACGTAGGACAGGCTGGTGTCGAGCTCCGAATCCACGGCTAGGCCGCGCAGGTCTTGGGACAGCCGCAGCGTGCCGGCCGACACCCGGGACACCACGTGCGCGGAGTCGTGGTCGATCAGCATCCGGGCGTCGCCCTCGGCGATCGTCTTGGAGAACGCGCCGGGGGCGATCTCCTCGAAGAACCCGAACGTCTGCGGGTTCCCGATCGCCGTCCTTGAGTTGAACACCGCGGCGTGACCACCGAAGCGGGGGCCGACGTTCTCACTGCCGGCATCAACGGACACGGACGCGTCGGACAGAGTGAGACTGCGACGCTCTTCACCACTCGGCAGGCTGCGAAGCATCGCCGATCCCTTCACTAGTCGAGGTACGGCACGAGCTCGGTGGTGCCCGTGGTCCGATCGACGAAAACTCCGCCCGGGAAGTCCACGGCGGGCAAGATCTGCGTTTCTGACGCGCCGGCGGGAAGGTTGATGAGCACCTGAAGCGCGCCAGCCGTCGAGGTGCCGTTACGCAGCACGACC